GAGCGCAACAACAAACCTTGACTCCATATTGAAAGAGGCTTTTAATGAAATTGGAACTATTGAGTGATGGATAAGGCTATTAAAACTGCGATCGGTTCGATGGAGGATGTCAAGGAAGCTTTAGAGCTTGCGGATGTCTCAGGAAATACTGGACTTACAGGCGAAATCCGATTAATGTTGCGTGTTCTGAATTCCAAGAAGGAAGATATCGTGATCAATTGTATCGTACCATCAGCAACCCAAATTACAGAGAACATTATCAATGTCAATCTCCATATTCCAAATTTATCGGCTATTCCTGCTGGTATTCCGAATACTGTTGATAATGGGCAGCCTGATACAGCTAGAATGGAGGAGATCGGAAAGTTTCTCATTGAGGTTTTGGACGGTTTCCGGGGACATGATTTTTTCACTGAGGTTGAAACAACAGGAGAGGTTATTCCGGATGGTAAAAACTGGTTCTATAATATCGTGATCAGATATTTCTATTTACGTAGAGACAAACAATTGAATAGTTAACGGCCTTTGGCCACAAATCAAAATAATATGGCAGCAGTAACAGGTGTCGAAAGTCTTGAACTGGCAGTTATGGCAGCGAATGGCGCTATGCCAACGACTGGTTGGGTAAACGTTCGCGATATTGAGATGGGGAGTGTGAATCTTACCATTCCGGCATTGAACAAAACCCGTATCCGAGTGGAGGATAAAGCAGGTGTCCGTTGGGTTCTTCCTGGTGAAACAGATCCGGCAACATTAGCATTTAACTCCCTGAATCTTTCAATTGATGCGGCGAACCTTTTATTCAAAGGAGAGGTTACAACTGACGCTACTGAATTCAAGGCTCCTGCAGATAGCGAGCAAATCTACTATTTGGCAGTTCGTTTAACATCGAAGCCTTTCGAAGGTAAAAAGATGGTCTTCACGGCTCCGGCATTAGCAGGATCCGCAGGATTTGTAAACGCAATCACTAAAAATGGATTCTTAGCATTAAGCTACAATGCGGATGTTACGACTCCAGTAGATGCAACAGGAAATGCGGTTTCTCCGTGGGGATACAAGTTCGTTGATGCAACAGCCCTTCCAGAAGGCTAATTTAAAATATAAGCCTGAAAGCCGGAGGTTAGGCGGTGAGTAGGGCTTTATTAATCCTAACCCAAAATGAATAATTCAGTAAAACAAGATATGGTCCAATCCCTTTCGGACCAAAAAGTGCTTATCAAAAAAGTACGATTGCAAAAGCAATACAAGTCATGGTACACCAAATTGCTTTCATTTCTATTTATCATTCCTCGTTTCTATTCTAAAAAGATTTATGTTTCGGAGTTGTATCCCGGTACCGTTGTCCGCATATTAGGTATTATTAGCCGGTTGCAAGGCGCGAAAGAAATTTCCGATGTCGAAATCTACAAAATGATTGAGAATAACATCCCGTTGTTTATAGAGTTCTTAGCAGTTGGATTGAACAACAAACAGAGCGATCCGCCTAAATGGCTTATCGAAGCATTAAATTATCATTTCACCCCATCCGAATTACATGCAGCTGTAAACGAAGTCTACCGGAGGTTAGACGTACAAACTTTTTTCGCTATATCGGGATCCCTAATCGATCTGAAAGAACTGGAGAAAACTATCCTGGGCGAGGAACAGCCTACGACCTAATTTCAAATACCTGGAAATACTATGGCGGTACTGAATATGATATTAAATGGGGAGTTACTTGGAGAAATCTCATCATGTATAATGCTGTAGGTCCCGAAGTTGATAAATCGGCATCATCTGCAGGATCGAATAGTCCTACTGTTGGAGCTAACGACAATATCTCTCTATTCGATATCGGTAAAAGGTTGGATCAAGGATTAGGCGTTTAGTATGGGAAAGTGGGGGAGATCCGGACAGGGAAAGGCCATTGTGAAAGATATATCTGAACGTGGTTTTGTTAGGGTAGGAGATGTTTACTTTCCTCCAGGTTCAAAGGAAGCTTTATCGTTATTGCCGAAAAAGAAAACAAGATCCAAAATTATCCGCACTGGTTGGATTGATGATACTCGAAATATTAGAAACAAGGAAAAATATAATGATCCGTTTATAAATTTGATCAAAGCAGAACTATCAATCGAACTTTGGCCGGAGTTCTTTTTTTCAGTTGAACGTCTTTATCGTTTTGATTACGCAATTCCAGAGCTTAAAATTGGGGTTGAAGTAAATGGTGGTGTGTGGGCCAAAGGAAATAGCGGCCATAGTTCCGGAAAAGGAATAATGCGAGACTATGAGAAATCGAATCTTGCTCAATCACTCGGGTGGAAAGTTCTGACAGTGGTTCCTTCTCAGATCAAGAACTATGAGGCATTGGGCTTATTGATAAATTTAATTTGATTATCTGTTTGGATAATGTTAGATAAGTTTTATTGTATTTGAGCTAAAATGGTGCTCCTTTGTTCTTTAAAGTTTTTATTTATATTTGATTTTTAGCTTAAATTTAAATTTTTTATGAAGAAATATTTGGTGTTTACTGCCTTTGTGATGTCTTTTGGCTTCCTAAAAGCCCAAGAAAATTCATTACATTCTATCGTCGTTACTCCAGCAGGTATCGAATTTAAATCAGGTGAGAAGTATGTTGTCGTAGAAAGTGATAAACCGGCAAAAGAAACTACTAACCAAATAATCAAAAATCTAAGAAAGTTCCATAATTCTAAGAATTTAAAGATCGATACAATAGGAGACGTGCTTGTTGTTACTGATTTCATCCCAGGGTACACCAAAACGGATAAATCCTCTGGCAGCGCTTATTTGTTAGATTTATTGTATAAAATTTCTGTCGACATCAAAGATGGAAAATTTAGGATAAATGCACCTTCTGTAAATATTGCTGCTAATCAAAAGTATGAAAGTGATGCAGTAATCGTCAATAAAGGGGTTCAATTTACGATAGATATGGGATTCAAAGGTAAACGTGATGTTTGGGATAACAAAGCAAAGAAGCTGTTTATTTATGATGAGAAAGATAAGCTTGTTGAAAAGAGCACAAAAGATAAGCTGGAGCGGGACTTATCCGATGCAATAGGAATAATTATAAGACAAGAGAAATCTGAATGGTAGCAATAACTTGTTTCGAGACATATTAAATAGCAAAAGCCCTCCTGTAGGGCTTTTGCTATTTATTATCACGTCTTTCGATTGCGGCTTTGTCGCCTTCTGTTAATTTTTCATCATAAATTTGATCTATCATTTTGGGCTGTGTAATCATAGCGTCTGCTATAAGATTTATGACTGAGAACATTTTAAGTGCGGTCTCTTTATCATCTCGAAGATCAATCGTGCCTGGATGTACTGCATTATTTCCCGTGACTCTAACAACATCAAGAGCTTTCTGAATC